CTCATTGTTATGCTAAATGCGTTGTCCAAGTGTTTCTCGTCAATCAAGGTCATCAACTCTTGAGCCTTAGCTCTGCCTGATATACCGAACTCAACGACTAGCTCGTTCATTTCATTTAGATAAGCCTTGCGTACAGAGCCAATTACATCTTCTACATCAAAGCTGTGGTTGAGTAGCATAGGGATATCGATGGCTTCGTTGCCTGTCAAATCCTTTGCGTACACTGTGCCACCACCTTTTAGTGGAAGTCGTAGGCTAGATACGTCTACTCGCTCATAATCTCTATCGAAATTAGTCGAGCTGACTACTGCCAGAATGGTACGTTCACCCTCAACAGCCTTACTAGATACCTTAACCTTGAGGGCTTTGGTCTGTGTGGCTGGTTCGGTTGTTTTTCCCATATTAGCTTTACCTTATTGTTACTTTAATGACTCTGCGAACATAATGCCTGAAAAGGCGTAGCTGTTCGTTGCTTCGTCTGCATACATTATATCTGCTAACAGCATAGCTAGTCTATAGGTACAATGACATCGCCAGTTTCGGTGTTGAGCAAGTCAGGGTTTGATGTAAGGCTTCGCTCGGCATAATCCCATATTGCTTCTGCACTTGCACCACCGCCAGTTTCACCACTCTCGATGAGTTCCATAACTGCGTCTACTATTTGTTGTACTGTAGCTTCGGATTGGTTTAAGTAAACAGTCGATGACATATTGCCTAAACCTGTTAGCGTAGCGTCTGCTGTTACAAGTATCTCAACATCACTAGACATATTACCAAGTGAAACACCTAGAGCTTCTGCTACTACACTGACGTAAGCGTTACCAGACAAATTACCTAGACCGATTAAGTTAGCGGTAGGCACTACGGATATGCTGACTGTACTAGATAGGTTCACTACTAGGGCTAGACCAGCCGAAGCACTAACTGAAACATTGGCAGTACCAGAGATGTTGTAACCTGTTTGTCCACTTGCTGTAGCACTACTTGATGTGTAGGTTGTGCTAGATAGCTCGCCAGCTTTATAAGCTAACAGGATTGAATATGGTGGTCTAGTTCCTGACCCTAACGAAGCTGTTAGTGGCAATCCACTATCATTACTGCCATAGTATCGCCCTCTTAGCTGACCTGTGGCATTAAAGGCACTACGAACATTACTAACCTGTGTTCCGCCAATAAAGGTAGCAGGGTTCTTTAAGATAATGCTGTAGTTGCCTAGTAAAGCCATGTTAGTTCCAGATGAAGTCTAAGTTACCTGAAAATGCTGAGTTAGCAGGGGTGGCAGCTCCACTACCGACTACGAAGTAAAGGGCAGCGCTATCGTATATTCTTGGCAAGCTAGGTAGTTGGTTTAAGAAATCACGCTCGGCACTAACGCCTAGTGTAGTTACAGGGAAACGAGCTAGTTCTTTGTACATAGCAACTGAATACATACCTGATGTATATGTTGAAGCGTTGCGTATGCCATCAATCTGTGAGATACCAGAGTCGCCCGAAGCTCTTGGTACTGCGTAGTTGTACTTTCCTGCGCCTGTCGCACCTGTGTATAGAATGTGCGAGTTAGTAGCTGCTGTTTTGCCTACTGGTAGAACTGTTGGTGTAGCCCTTGAAGCTACTTGTGCGCTATTGGTGTAGGTGAGTGAAAGGTTGGGTGTTCCTGCGCCCAGAGCTGTAGCTTGAGGGTTAAAGAACATAGCATTAAGCCCTGCACCATTGGTATAGCGAGGAAGTAACCAGTTCACAGTATGTGTGCCTGTTCCTGCGTCTGTAATATCAATCTGTGTTCCTGCTACTGCGTTTGCGTATGTCGTGGCTAACTTAAATGTGTTCTCATCTACTACGATGACGTAGTAATCGGTTGCTGTAGCTAATCCTGCTGGTAGCGTAGTGGTCGTAGTCAAACGAACTCTAGTACCAGTAAGCACATTACTAGGGTTACTCGTTCTAGTTGTCCAAGTACAAACATCTGTTCCTGCTACTGCTGTAAATGTATCAGTTTGTGCAAGAGTGTTCGTTGTAGCTTGTTCTGTGGTTGTAGTTACTGCGGTTACCCGGTAAAAACCGACCACATCAATTAGAGTAACTACGCTAGGTTGTGCAGTAGCGGCTGCGCTTACAGCACTACCCGATAGTAAGAACTTTTTATAGGTCGGTTGAACATCACCACCATGCTGAATACTGGCTGCGTTAGTGGTCGTGTCTTTTACTGGTTGAAATGCTAGAGCCGAACCAGCGTCAAAGATTGCGTCTGGTGCTGGGTTTCCGTTACCACGAAATAGCGTGTGCCATTCGTTAGCCACAGCAGCCGCTGTTGGGTTCATGTTCTTAGACCAATCGGCTCTAAATGTTTGTCCGTTGGTTTGTGCGCTTATTATTTGGTCTTGTGAGTTAAATCCTGCCATTGTCTTGTTCCTTGTTTAAGTAAATATTGTCTTTATATCTCCCATTAGAGCAGTCGCTGCTAACGTTCCTTGTGGTAAGCATAGAAAGCTCAAATAAGCGTCATCATATATTCGTGGTACTGTGCCACTCTCTAGGAAATAATCTTTTTCACTTGGGGCTGTAATCTCTCGCACAACCGAAGTGCCTAGTGGTTTAACTAAGACTAGGGTAAATAGTCCTACGTCAGCGCCTAGCATAGTTACAGATTGAATACTACGAACACCGCTATCGCCAGACTGTAGACCAATAAAGGGCATAGCAGAACTGTCGTTGTTAGCACCAGAACACTGTAATGTACCGACTGCGGTTGCGCTATTCTCATAGACTATCTGTGATGTCCTACCTGAAACACCATCTGAATTGGTGTAGGTGAAGTAAAACCTAGCACCGCCTGTTCTACCGGCTACAGATACCGCTATAACCTGAACCCCTTTACCATCTGTGTATCGGGGTAAGGTAACAGTGTTGTCGAGTGGTTGCTCATCTAGTATCGAGTCATCTATTGATGGATAGTAAAGCAAGTAATCACAAAGTATCATCGTTAATGGTAGTGCTGTTGCTGCAGTGGCAATACTTGTGGTCAATCTTAGGTATTTTTCACTAGGAGATACACCACCACCATGTTCTAGCCCACCATCAGTTGAATAGCCTACTGCTTTAGCAATAGCTGGTGGTGCGTCAAACCAATACTTAGGTACTGGTCGCCCGGCACTCATAGACAAATCAAACCATAGCTTCGCTGTAGTAGTTTGTGATGGGGTCTTACGCCATGTGTAATGACGAACCTTGCCAGCTTCCTCTACGTCCACTAATTGTTTGATAGTCTTAATCATATTAGTCAAATACTACAGTGATGTCTGTTGCAGGAAATTGAGGTGTAACACCTGTGCTTACATTAAGCGGTGTTGTCAATTCGCCAGCTACTAATACCACAGTTGAACCCTCTGGTGTTACTGACCAGTGTGTTAGCGTATTAGAACCGCCAGAACAAGGGTCAAACTGGATTAAGTTGTCGTTAGTTTCGCCAGATGAGTAAGACCAGTCCGAACTTGCTCGGTTCACTGTCTTAATCGCATAGCCTGTGTATGTTGCTTCGCTTGCAGTAGAAGCCCCTGCGTCTGTCGGGTCTGCTGTGTGCAAATGTATGTCAAGTTCTGTTGCACTGTGCCATGCAGGGTTAGTACCCTCAAACATATACTGTGCTAGTGCTTGTTCTGTTGCGTTTGATAAACTCATTGTCTTTAACCTTTCGTTGTGGCTTTACGCCATTATATTTAAGAGTCAATTACTCTACTAATAATTATACCCTGCTCTATCATTCCAAGTCTTAATAAAGTCGGTTGAATTGTCGGCATACTCTGTTGTCTTGGTGCTTTTTTCATAGCGTCTTATTTGCCAGATGGGTGCGCTAGGCTGGTCAGCGTCATCGGACTTGCCTACATATACATAAAGCGGATTACTCATATCAATTCTAGTTTCATAGGATTGTGCGCCACCTGTGCCAGCTTCACCACGCTCACCCTTTTCGCCAACACCTGACCTTGTAACGTTTATTGCGGTGATACTGTTACCTAAAGCAATAGTATTAGCCTGTGTCTTGAGTGATAGGTTGCTTGTGTTTTTAGGCAAGACACTAATCACATTCTGGTTATTAGCTAGTGTATAACTGGCTTCTGTGTTGTTGATTGTAATGCTATTGTCAGATGACCCTAGCGATATGTTGGACATTACGATACCTCTGCAACATCTAGTGCTTCCAATACTATAAACTCTGGTAAATCATCACCATCACAGGTGGCAGGGTTAGGGTATTTGTCGAGTCGCCCATCAGTATAGCTAACATTTATCTGGTAGTTATATGTTCCAAGTGGTAGTTCCGTATCTACAGGGTCGAGAGATAAATCAGCTACACCCTCTGTAAAGCTTGCAGTCTTAGTAAACACAGCAGTTTCTTGTGGCAATCCGATGTATATTGTAGCGGTATCAGCTAAATCATCGTCAATAGTGATAGTCAATTCAACGCTTGCGCCATATCTAGTTTGTATAGTTTTCATTTAGCTAACCTCTACTTGCTTATTCTTTGGCTCTGTTTCGGCTTCAACGAACTTGTGCCTTATATCTTTTAGTGTGTCGGCTTGAATGTATTTGAAGTTAAGACGAGCCTTGCATTTGCTGTTCGGGCATATTAAACCCTCTATTACTATTGTACCTTGTCGCTTAAACAAGTAGCGACCACAATGTTTACAATTTATATCCATGTTATGCCCTTTCAACCTTATTTAATACAGCGAACTCTCTGTGATGTTTAATGGCTTGCTTGTTATAGGCTATTGCCGCTTCTGCTTCTTTTTCAAACCTGCCTATCCAAATACGTTTTCCATTAGCTCTTATAAAAGTGAACCATTTTTTATTAGCTTTATCATAAGATACACCCTTGTATCGTGATTTAGTCGTGCGAGCTGTTGAGTTCATTCTGTTCTGTGCTTGGGTTATTTGTCTAAGATTATTAAACCTATTATCTAGTTTATCCCTGTTGATGTGGTCTATGACCTGACCCTTTGTCGGTCTGCCATAAACAATGTGGTGCATATACGTTAGTTTGCCATTGATTGTAGTTCCTGCATATCCATTAACCATACACCAAGACTTTTCGTCTAAGTTTGCAAGCTCTTTATCGACCTTAGCATATCCATCACGACCATTAGGACCGACAGGGATTAAGGCTATATCACCCTCTATAATTGCAAATCTCCTTACTATGGTGTTCATACACGTTCCACTCGGTACGTTAAGTAACAATGACAGTTAGGGTGTAGACCACCATCGTCATTAGCTTCAAAGTCGTTCTCGAACACTGCACCACTTGCACTAACAAGGCTATCGCCTAAGTCTAAAAAGTTTTCCTCTAGTCCTGCGCTCTCACCAATAAGCTCATCGCAAAACTCACAAGGGTCATCAGTGCCACCATGCGTCCATAGCTTATCGACTGTTGCGCCTGACTCTTTTGCTGCGTTTTTCATGCTGAATAGACTGCTATCTGCACCAGCTTTGTTTATCTCGGTAGTGGCTATGCGCTGTATGCGGTACTCCTCTGCGAGTATTGTGGTCAATCGGTCTTTAATCTCGGCTTGTGTTGCGCCTGTAGCCTTGCCCTCTTGCAATATATCTCGTATGCGTTGGCTAGTCTGTGCGTTATAGCCAGCAGATACCTTTTCAA